TATTTTTATCAGCATTAAATATATCTAGATTGCGATGCTTAACCCAAAATCCATTTGTATAATTTAAAATTGCGCCATTTTGATCTGTTGCATAAATACCAATAGCACCATTATTACCAGAAATATATCCAACATCTGGTGGAGAAATAAAGGATGTGCTATAAGTTTTTAATCCAAGTAACCAAGTTGGATTTTGTTCGTTGGTGGAATATAGGGCCACCATATTATCATAAGCATTATCAACATATGCATGGAAAAAACAACCAGCACTTGTTCTATAAAATATATTATCAAAAAATGTTGAGGAAGAAATAGTTGAGTTTGATATTGCAGATCCAGAAGAAACAGTAGATCCACCGACAGTAAGATTACCGCCAACAACTAAATTAGATGTAAAATTACCAGAGCCATTTACATATAAATAATTATTAGACCAAGATAAATTATTGCTATATGTGAGGCTGTTATTATTTGACCAATATGCAATTTTATTTGCGCTACCAGAACCATAAAGGGCGGTTGATTGAATACTATTATCTGGAAAAACTATACCACTATAAAATGGCATTTGTCCAGAAATGTATCCCTTTTCATTTAAAAAGACTGAGTGATCTGCTGGATAAGTACAGAAAACTATGGATAATCCAACTAAATTAATTTTTTGATTATTATTACTACTTTCTAAAACCAAGTCTCTAGATAGACTATTACTTGCGCTAGTATATGTTCCAATTCCTACTTCAAAATTAGATCCATTTTCAATTGTATAATATGTAGTATTGCCATTACCAATAACGCTAAATAGCTGGAAAGATCCAAAAGTCCCATTAAAAGTAATGGAACCAGTTCCTTCTGTTAATGATGTTTGTTTTACGCGATCAGCCAGTTTGAGCATGTTCAGCCCTGCTTATTGCCAATTTTACTAGTTTTTTAGCGCCATATGTAAAGAATGGTAAATTACGCTTTGTGGCTTCTTCTTTTAACCAAACAACAATGGTATCTATATTATCTTTACACCATTGAATTCCATTTTGGTTCATAAGTTTAGCCCTTGCGTTACAAGAACAATTTGGGGTAGATGTAATTCCTATCATTTTTAGTAGTTTTTTAAGTTCTGTGCCAGCACCCTCGCCAAATTCTTCTGGAGGATTTTGGGCGGCTACATTTTGATTTTTTGTATTTTCTATAGCCTGTTTTGCAATCTCAAGATATTGTTCATAAGACATATGTTTTGGTCTTGGAAAAGACGGGTGGAAATGATCAATTGTCCAATTATCTCCATCTTGTTTTATAATACATGGCAATACTTCCTCTAGTTTATATTTTCTCATATTCATAATTTTTAAGAAATTATTTTTTTGTACTATAGTTTTCATAAGTCTCTCCTTTAACTAACACAACTACATTTTGTACTTGTATATATTCCATCTTCAAGTGGTGGAAGTTCAGATGGGAAATTGCAAGTTCCACAATTTCCACCACAATTATTATTATATGCTTCACATGCTCCAGTTACAAATTGCCAAGCCGGTGGATTATTACCATCATAAACAGATACCCATAAACAATCAAAAAATGAGCATGGCGCTTGAGAATTTAGTACTTCTTCTCCAGAATAGCATGGATTTTCAGCTATATATTCTTGAAGTTCGCCAATCTCAAGAAATAGACCGTCAAGAGTAAATCCTGTGGTATATGAACAACTAGCGCTTACACATGGTAATGAGGGCCAAGGAGCGCAAGTCGTGGTTGTTCCAGTGGTGGTTGTACCCGTAGTGGTTGTACCCGTAGTGGTTGTGCCAGTGGTCGTTGTACCAGTGGTGGTTGTGCCAGTGGTGGTTGTGCCAGTGGTGGTTGTACCAGTAGTGGTTGTGCCAGTGGTGGTTGTACCAGTAGTGGTTGTGCCAGTGGTGGTTGTACCAGTGGTGGTTGTGCCAGTGGTGGTTGTGCCAGTGGTGGTTGGTGGTAATGTTGTTGTAGTTGTTGTAGTGGGTGGAATACAAAAATTATTAACTATACTTTGTACTGTAAAATCTGGTAATTTATCACAACAGTCTGGAGTAGACATATCGCACATGCTATAAATCTGAACAATTAATCTTTCCTCGTTCAATAAATATGGGATTAAGTCTGAACTAGTAAATACTATATTATCTACAATAGTTCGTTTACCAGATGTTCCAATATATTTAACACCAAGAATTTTTCCAGATGCTATTTTTAATACAATTTTTATCTGATTATCTATGACTAATTTTGAATTAAATACAACACTATTGCTAGCACCACCACCTATTTGACTTATAATTTTATTAGTAGCAGTACTAAATACTTGTCCAGATTCAAGTAATATATCTTTTGGATAACCAAGTAAATCTGCTGTATTTAAAGCTATAGGTTGAGAAGAACCATTGATTAATAAATCAGTGGTTTTACTTATATAAGTTGTGCCGCATTTACATTGTGTATTCATAATAATATCATGGATTATAGCATGGAAGAACTATTTCTCCACCCTCTTGACCTTCTGCTGGTGAATTTCCATAATCACACATACAGCCAAAAGCACATGTACTAAATGGTGTCCAAACAAAGTCTGGTTGACCTTCTTGACCGGCGTTGGGATTTGGAATAGATACCCATCCACATGTTCCACCACAGTTTGGACAGTCTAGATCATTAGCCAAGCATTCTTCTGCTGAACTATAACCATTACATCCATAGCATTTACTACAAGAACATGGAGCTGTACTAATCCAAGCTTCTGCTCCGGGGGCAATAGTTGTTGTTCCACCACCGCCACCACCGCCACCACCACCGCCACCACCACCATCGCCACCACCATTACCAGAAGTTGTTGTGGTTGGGGTTCCAGTTGTTGTTCCATTACCACCTCCACCGCCACCAGATGTTGTAGTTGCTGGTGTTCCGGTAGTTGTTGGACCACCAGTAGTAGTTGGTGTTTGTGTGGTAGTTGTTGGACATTCACATTGACACGGATCACATTCCTCTGGATATGACATTACTGGAAAACATCCTTCTGGACACGGTGGGCATGGCTGACATGTTGTACTGGTTGTACCCGTAGTGGTTGTACCCGTAGTGGTTGTGCCAGTGGTGGTTGTACCCGTAGTGGTTGTACCCGTAGTGGTTGTGCCAGTGGTGGTTGTACCCGTAGTGGTTGTGCCAGTGGTGGTTGTACCAGTGGTGGTTGTACCAGTGGTGGTTGTGCCAGTGGTGGTTGTGCCAGTGGTGGTTGTAGTAGTTGTTGGCACACTAGTCGTTGTTGGTTGAGGAATACAAGAACATGAATTACAGTCAAATATAAATCCTTGTTGACATTCTACAATTTCATCTAGAATATTTCCAGTACAATTAAAAACATTACATAGTGGCTGAGTTGTTGTAGTTGCGGTTGTTGTCGTAGATGTAGTTGTTGGCTCACCAGTGGTTGTTGGACCATCGGTAGTTGTAGTACCGGTAGTAGTAGTTATAGTCGTAGTTGTACCAGTTGTTGTTGTATTAGTAGTAGTTGGTGGTGGCTGAGTTGTTAAATGCGTACACTGAGTAATTGTTAAAGTATATGTTTGTGTTTTTGGAGTAAATCTATTTGCTGAATCTTCTATTGAAATAGTTATAGAATATACTCCAACTGGTGGTTCTTGAATTAAGTATAAATCTTTACCTATTATAGTAAAATAATTAGAGTTTACACCACTAACTTTAGTTACAAAGCGCCCACAGTAATCATTAGATATTTTTAATTCTGCAACTTTTAATAAAATAGTATTCATAATTTTGAAAAATTAAATATAGCCCACGGACCATTGCCAACACTATCAATAGCGCGTAAACGACCTCTAATTTCATAGAACGTTGAATCATTAAATTTTATATGTTCAACAAAAAATCCCCCAAAACCATATGGATTAAGTTGATTGATATAAAATTCTCCCTCAAAGTATTCTAAAATACTCCAAGGTGCATTTGGAATAAGTGGATCTAAAATTCTATATTCTAAATCTACTTCAAAAGTAGTTCTTAGTTGATTAATATATCCAGCGTTTTGTAGTTCTGGAATACTATCCAGTGTATTTGGATTTCCATCAGCACCAAAAGTCTGTAGTTGTATTATAACGCTACTAAATTGAGAATTTTGATAGGCAATTAATCCTACAGACGGCATTAATATTTGTGGAGAATTAGTTGTAGTAGACGTTGTAGTTGTTGGACTAATAGTTGTAGATGTTGTTATGTTATTATTACAAGAACCAATTTTAGTAAGACTTGCATTACCAGATAAAATTCTTATATTATTTCCAACAGTGCCAGCTACACATAAATCTTTATTATTATATATTAATTCATTTACAAATACTCCAGACTGACAAGGTTGATATCTTACAATTGCGCTATTACTATTTGGTGTTGGAGATACACAGTCAAAATCTAATTCTATTTCTTGAGATTCAAAAATAAAACTATATAAAGTACAATTATTAATATTATTAGTAATTACTAGTGGAGGCAAGGTTGTTGACGTTGTAGATGTTGTAACAGAAAAATTAGATGGACATGGGTATCCACTAATTGGAATATTAATATATTGACTAATTGGATCGCTAGTTGTAGATGGGGGGCTAGTCGTAGAAGTAGAAGCGTTTAGTATATTACTAAAAGATATAAATGGACTAGGTTGTTGAATACAACGTAATGGCCTTCCCATAACCTGTCCTCTTTTATGGATTACAACTGTTACAAACTAAAGCTTGTGAGCTTACCCATATTGGTCTATATTCTCCATTAATGTATATAGCAATTACATAATCATCTTTGTTAATTTTTAACAGCGTATCTCTATTTACTATTGTCTTATTTGTACTAGATGACCAGTTTATTCCTTTACTAGCAATTGTTCCAACTGTTGGATTGTTTGATGAAGAAGGTGGATTTAAATTAGTAAGAGCTATTCCTTCAATAAATAAATTATTAACTCTATTATTAATTGTTATTCCACTACTTTCTAAATCATCAATTATATTTATCTGTGAGGCTGAATTTAATGTTGTACCATCACTAAAACATATATTGTTTAATAACTTAATATTTCCATTAACTTGCATATATGGCAAACCACTACACGCATAGTTTCCAGAGCCACTTGATGGAACGCTATAATCAAAAGTAACTAATGTATGACTACCGCTAGGAGTTGCAAAGTTAAAGTTTAATCTTTCAGATGGATATAGATTACTAGTTTGATTATATAATTCTATACTATTATGTCTTACTTTAAGATAATTAGTATTTAGTAAATTATTAACTTGTAACAATCCACTATTTGGAAGAGAGAATATTTTATCTAATGAACTTGGACCAATAGCGCCGCTAATTAAAATATTTGATGAATATCCAAGTAAGAACTTATAATTATCATTATAATTTGAACTTATACCATTTCCAATAATAATATTTTTACTAATATATCCACTACAATGAGTTATCGTGGATGTTCCAAGAATTAAATTATTATCACCACTTGTTAAAGTTTCTGCTGAGTATGCTCCAAGTATTACATTATTATAACCGTTATTAATTCCACTACCAGCTTGAAAGCCAATGACTGTGTTTCTATCGCCACTAGCTAAATTATATAATGCATATGTTCCGTATGCCGTATTTCCTAATCTACTATTAACAAAAGATAATCTTGTTTTTGGACAATTAACTCCACCAAAAGTATTACCACCGTGTACATCTATATTAGTATAGTTTTCAGAATATATAAGTGATCCATCAAGTACATCGTATTTATTTTGACTTAATGGATGTATATATCCACTAGCATCCATAAACATTAGTGCATGACTTTGATTAGCGTATTCTTTGCTTACTTTAGTATTATATATTTTTCCATAACCAGAAGTTGCTACTAAAGCAGGATTTACTGTTTTAAATGAATCGTCTCTCAAACTTATTGCTGCTTGTGGAAAACCGCTAGCGCCAATAGTTAATGTGGCATTTAAATTGCCACTAGAAAATAGTCCAACTAAAAATGGAGTATATCTAAATATATTTAGCTTACCAGAATCTTGATATAAATTAAGATCTACAATACCACTATCGTGATAATATATTGTTTCATATCCATCTTGAAGACAATTAGATCCTCCAAGTAATTGGAGTGCGCTATGAACGCCACTAGAAGCATTTTCGGCAGTAATTCTAGCAACAGCATTATCCTTGCTTCTTATATTGAGAATTGTTTTTGGAAATAGATTATCACCGCCCGAATCAAAATTATTTATTCCAAATACACCACCGTTTGGATCATCTTTCATTAGTGTTATATTATTAACACCATCTGATGTATTATTAAAAGATCTAATTATAAATCTATCAGATAGACCACCAACATAAGAAATATCTGAATCGTCATAATACTTTAATTCAAATCCTCTAAGTTTATCTTTATTATTATTAAGTGAATCTTTGTTTCTAACTTTTAATCCATTAATAAATTTTTGACTAATGTCTACGCCAGATTCTAAAGCCCCAAGTGTAAAATTATAATCGCCACATATTCCAGTAGATTTAATAAAGTTTATTTGACCAAGACCAGATATATCGCCGCTTGCTGGATTAGCAAGTGGTGGAATTATGTTTTCTCTAGATAAATAAAGATTTTCTCTGTTTATAAATAGGCCATATCCACTTGGATCTGTCACTAAAGAAAGTTTTCCACTACTTACAACTCTTTGTGTTTTTAAGTGACAACCATCTGCTATATTAAAACTTATATTACTATTCCAAGATGATCTTGAAAAGTCATTGCTTGTTTCTAATGATGTAATTGTATTATATGTTTTTGGCTTAAATAGTAATTCATAGTTATTAAAATAATTTATTCCACTTGTTTGAACTATAAGCCCAGCACCATTCATAGACTCGTCGTTGGCATATGATTGAATATTAGAATAATTATATATTTGTACTATACCAGCAAATGTATTAGAAGTATTATTTGCATTTAAAATTTTTGTTCCGTCTTTGTTTATTTTATTTTTATATGGGGAATTTATATCAATGTTTAATGATGATACAAAGTCCCAGTTTAACTTGGAAGTATTCCATTTATATAATTTACCAATATCGCCACCAATAGAAAGTAAAGTTCCATCTCCGTTTAGAGAAACAGAATATCCAAAATATTCTGATGTATTTTGAGTTCCATATAAAGTAGAACCAATTTGATTCCATGAACTACCATTATATTCAAAAACAAGAACTCTTCCCTGAGAATTACCATAATAACTATCACCAATGGCTAATTTATTTCCATTTTCATTGAAACTTATAGAAAAATAAAATTGATTATGATATAATCCACTGATAGTAGCAGTATTAGTCCAAGTGTTTATACTAGAATTGTAATCATAAATTTCTATAATACCAGAATTAGTTAAAGAATTACGTAAATATGATGCAGCTATTCTATTACCATCATTATTTATTGCAATATCATTTAAGCCAAAAGCATCAACATTATTTGGTATTATAGTATTTCCTAGCTGTGACCAAGTAGACGATTCATATTTATATATTTTACATACGCCACTAGAATAATAATTATTAGCTAATATGTTTCCATTTCCATTTAATTTTATATCATATATAAAATCATCATTTCCAGCCTTTATTGATGTTAAGATATCGTTTCCATATTGATTCCAAGAAGTTCCATCCCATTGATAAACTTTTGTTTTTTCTTGCCAAGGATTTGTGATGGCAAGTATGTCTCCATTGTTATTTAACGATATAAGTGATCCACTATTTCCAAATGAATCATTAAATGTATTACCTAATTTTTGCCAAGAATTATTTTGTAATTTATATACATTTGTATTACCAGTAAAGTTTGGACCAGTTCCACTAGTAAATGCTATAATAGTTCCGTCTTTATTTATATCTATATTTGAACCAACTTTTTGGCTAATAAAAATTCCACTAAAACTACCTAATGATGTTATTACGCCAGTTTGAGATCCAAAATAAATATTTTTTCCAAAATAATATTCATCAAATATATACTTAGAACCTTCTCCGCTTACTATAATATCAGAAAAATATCCAGCACCACTAACATAGATATCATTAAAATATCCACTATTCCAAACTTTATCAATTGATCCTAGATTATATGTTTTGTCTACAGATGGTAATAATGAATTATTAACAACAAAAGATCCATTACTATAAGAATAGGTTAAAGATTTTCCACTTGGCATTTGTATGCCATTTGATAGAAAAATATTTCTAAATCTATAATTATTTGATCCAACATCATCTATAGAGGATAAATATGGACCAATACCGCCACTAACCTGTAATGTAGATCCAGCATATAATGTTGGTACTGCAATACCTAGTTTAAGATTATTACTACTAAGATCACCATATAATAATGGTATTAATCCAGAACCAAGTGGATTAGCACAAATATAATCCGATTCAACTGGATGTGATGCTACAAATAATTTATAACTTGTATCTCTAGAAACATAATAACCAGCACTATGACCAATAGCTATATTAAAATTACCAACTTTATTATTGATTAATGTATTATTTCCAAGACCAACATTGCCGTTGCCAGTTGTATTTCCACCAAGAGCATTAACACCAAGTGCCGTATTTGATTCACCGTAAATATTGCAATTTAAAGACTGAGATCCTATTGCAGTATTTTTTACGCCTTGATAATTTGATTTTAGTGCAGCATAGCCAAATGCAGAATTGTCAACACTAAAATAACCATCTAAATTTAACTTTTCTAATGTTCTTTCTCCAGCCTTAACCGATCTAGTGGCTGGAGTAGAAAAATTTAAAGCATTAAGATTATTGTCATCTGTCAATAGATGAACAGAATCAATAAGATCAATTAAATTATGACGAACATCATATGGTGATATTAACCCATCACCATTATCAACTATTTCATTGTTTATGTTTGCAATTAGCTGACTTTTTGGGATTATCATCTATTTGCTTTCTTATTTAAGGCTTATTTCTAACGAATTACTATCAAATTTAATGTTATCTCCTGTGTAAACTATTCTAGGATTTTCTAATTGTGCGTACATTAACAAGTTACCAGAACCATAAGTTGCACTATCTAATATGGCTACGCCAGAAACCCAACCCCAATCGCGTAATGCTGTATTGAATAAAAATTGTGTTGTATTTTTGATAAATCCATTTCCTTCATATAAAGCATAACCCGGATCTGTTTGTGATCCACTTACATCTATAGATACTGGAGCATAAAAAGTAACACCGGGATATGTTTTTGAAAATGTATAAACTTGTGTAGCACCGTTTTGGTCAGCAGCTTGAGCAGAAGCTTGAGATAGATATAGTGGGTAAAAATAACCACTATGACTTACTTCTGTGCTAAAAACGGAGTATGCGGTTGTATCATCTACGCCAACAGATGCCCAAATACTAGTACCAGTAGCCGCTGGACTTCCAAGATTTAATCTTTGATAATTTGTTGTGACAAAGTTTTGACCTAAAGCAATGCCAGATGGTAGTTCTGGAATTGTAGCGCCAGTGTCATTATCTTTTGGAACGCCACTAGTTAAAGCAATTGCAATTGTTGTTGGTTTAGAAAATGTGGTATTTCTAAAAATATGATTTAGAATACCAGACTCAAGATAGTCAGATAATGCGGCCATATTTTTCTCCTAAAGTAGAATCCTAGCTAGTATCTACACTATTATACACAAAAAAAGCCACCCCCGGTTATTGAGGGTGGCTTTAATTGTTACTAGGAAAAATCTATATCAGAATGAACCTAGAATTACACGACGATTGTCTAGAACGCCAAAGCCAAGTTCGGCCCAACCGTAATAACCAGCGCGTTGCTGACGATGTAGGGTTGGATCTTCATATACTTGAAGCTGTTGCTTAACTGGCATTACGAAACTATCGTTGGTTGACTGATCAAGACCAACAACCATTTCAAGGTCATTGGTCTGAACAGCACCAGAAAGTTCTACTGTGAAGAAGTTCTGATACTCTTGGCCTTCACCAAGTTCATCTAGATCATGAATATTAACACCGAAGATGCGAGTAATTGGAGCGCCGCCTTCTGGAGCGGTGTAGATCTCACGACGAGTTACCTCGTCAACTTGATCAAGACCCCAGTTGCGAACATCTTCTAGGGCTTCTGGTGAAACGTAGAGGTCTGTTAGACGACCACGACCAACTGAAGCACTATTACCACCCGAATTACGACGCATAACTGTCTGCATAAGAGAAACTAATCTCTTTGAGAAAAGACCTGCTGTTGCATCACCGTCGAAAACTAGGATGTTGCGGTCAACACCAGCAGCAAGTAGTGTGTGCCAACCGTCATCGTTCATCTTCTTAACGAAACCGGCTTCCATGACTTGCATGGCACGACCAACGATGTCCCAACGTGCTTCACGGGCATATCGTAGAAGATAATCTACAGATGATGCAACGCTATATGTTGGGATCATCACATAGTCACCCTCAACTGTACGCTCTGGAATTCTACCATGACCGGGATTGGTGTAAGCGACATGCTCACCCTCAAGGCCGGGGCTGATAAGATCAAGAGGATACTCGGTTGTTGCGCCGGGTTCTACGTTGATGGTTTCGAAAATAGTACCAAGGATGTTACCAACAAGGACACCCTTACGAAGTGGAAGCTCAAGAGCTTTTGCAAACTCTCTTTGTGCAGCCGAAGCTACATTGATATCGCTGTCACCTGACTTGCGTAGGAGAGCGATAAATTCATCACTGGGTCTAGTATTTAATGGCATGTTAAATTCTCCTTTTAGTTTAGTCAGGGAAGGTTTACTTCTACTTTGGCATAACCGTCTTCATCTTTCGATGAAAGGAAACGGCCAACCTCTAATACGCCCGAACTGTTGGGTGAATCCTTACGGAAATTACCAGCAGTTACGTGGCAAGCATAAGCAGGATCACCAGCGGCTGGATCACCAGTAATGTTGTTTGTTACAACATAACCCTTACGGAGAACCGTAACCTTGCCACCCTTCTGTACTTCATTCTTATGTTGATTAAGATGAGTACGAGTAAGATCCTTATTAACAACGTCGTTTAGTAGAACACCTACTGGACGACTAGCTGATGTAACTTGTGCATACTTCACAAGATTAACGCCTTGATCCATTGCTGCTCCAGAACCGGCAGTTGTGTCATGAACAAGAACACCACCGCGAGTTGCTGTACCAGCATTGTAAAAGAAACTGATATCAGTCTGTAATTCATATCTATCTGATTTTAGGGCCATAATTTATTTCTCCTTGTTAATTCACTTACGAAGTACGTTTTCAGAAATCCACTGTGCTACACTAGCTCTTGTGGATTCTAACTCATCGTGATCGTCTGAAGCATCGACTAAGGCAGCTTCTGAAGTTTGTAAACCCTCAAGTAGTTCTGGTGTAACTTCTGTTTCAGAAGCTTCAGCAACTTCTACTTGAGCATTTTTCTTCATCATCATTTCTTTGTCTTTCATTTCTTCTTTCTTTTCCATATCCTTTGCCATCTTCTTCTTATACATGGCAACGATGGATTCGAAAGCTTCGTCTGCTAATGAATCATAAAGATTTAATGACTCTTCGGCTTCTGCTTCATCAAAGCCAGCCTTGACTAACATATCTTTACGACCACGATTGCGTTCCATTTTCTTCATATCTGTCATCGCGGCTTGAAGACTAGTAAACTGTTCTTCTTTAGCCTCGACTGTGACACGAAGATCTGAAATAGTTTGATTAAGTGAAGCTACTTGCTCTTCTAAGTCCTTGATTTGACTTATCTGAGAAGCAACTTTAGCTTCAAAACCAGCTATAGTTTCAGCATATTCTTTATCCTTTGCGACTTCTATCTGCGCACGAATAACCTTGTTTTCTTCCTTTGCAGAAGCAAGCTCGCTACGAACTTCGGCTAGCTGCTTCTCTAAAACAGTAGAATCAGACATGTTTTTTTCTCCTAAAGTAACATTACTAAGTAAACTTGTCTCACGAACAGAGAAAGCTTTGCTAGCATCAAGAATAATACTTCTTGGATTAGCTGGTTTGGCAACTAGCCCCTTACCAGAAAAAGAAATATCTCTTAATGATCTACCAATCTTATAGCCTTCATACTCTCCTGTACCACCATAAGTTCTTAAGTGCTTAGTTAAGAATGATGAGTCATCATTTCTGGCAACAATTTTAGAGTTACCATTACGATCAACAACAGCATAATCGAAACCAGCAAATAAACATTCCATTGAAACAAACCATTTACCTTCTTCTATCTCTTGTATTATTTTATTTATTCGCTGACGATTTTCAGCGTTTGTCCAACTATTATATAAAACGGCTTCTGTTATTATATCAAATTGATCTGGAGCTTCAGTATCTTCTGCTATAACAAGGCCGCTTTTGTCAACAACATAACTACCAGTAATATGTCCTATTATGTCGTTTTCATTGTGCATGAAGTTGAATTGTTTATCTTCTGGAGTATTTCTTGCCGCCCATGTTTGTTCTGGCGCAAAGACATCATCGTTTTTATTCCATCCAGTAGATACTAGTATAGACTTAATATAGTATAAATCTATTTGTTTTGGATTAGCACTTGATGCTTTAATTTTTTCAACATGAACAATAGATTCATTCAATGTTGGTTCAGATATTAGTGCTGGCGAACAATATGCAATAGAGGCATTTGACTGAACAGCTTCAGCCACACCGTCTATAATTTCATGATTAAATATTTTCATATTTTATGTACTTTGTGTACTACCTCTCAAAATTTGTATACACAATTTTTTACTTTTTAAGTATTTTAGGAGGTTTTGTACTCAATAAATAATCCAATAATATATTTTCTATAATTATCTATTGTGGTATCTTCTATGTTAATATTTTTATCATCAATCATTTGTGCAAACGATTTTGGCGTTTTTTTACCATTTTTTAATATATCAAAAATTAAATTATTAGAAATATCTTGTAATACATCTATATTAGTAAATACATCTAACTTGAGAGTCTCTAGTTCCATAACTTCGGACTTAGTTAGTTGTCTAACATTTTTCTTTTTATGAGTATTTAAGTATGCGCTAGTGAGTGTTTCCGATATTTGTGACCAAGCCTTATCAGCCCAAACAAATAATTCTGCAACGCCGGGTGTAGATTTTGGCTTTACTGACCTTGACTGTCTTGGTTCAGAATCTTGAGAAAATTTTGGTCTACCATTTGGATTTGGTGGACTTGATTGATTAGGTTGACCAGATGGTGCTGAAGTTGGCGCAGTTAATTGATCAACACTGCTTTCAAGACCAACATCTTCTGGAGTGACCTTTCCAGTTTGTAAAGCAATACGCTCAAGATTTTGCTTATGTTTTGGATCATGAAATGGACCAGCCTTTGGTATTTCTTCTCTATTTTTATTTTCACGTTTAATGCGAATATTTTCAATTTGTGGAATTTCTTTAAATCTTTCAAGAAGTGTTTCGTGGCTAATAATATCCCTATCTGCCAATTGAATGAGAAGATTTTTCTCTGCCGCCTCATCTGATAATGTCATTTGGTCAAATTGTATGTGGGCTTTATATCTAAAACCCATAGCCTTTCTAACTATTTCTACTTCTTTTTCCCAAAACTGTATAAGTAAATCTCTACCATATTGTAGTCTTTCAACCAACGTTTTTAAAGATATAAAATTGTTTGTAAATCCACCGCCATTGGTTGCCATGCCAGTTAATGTTGGTGGAACACCTAGACCAGCATAAATACTATTAAGAACAGAATTATACTTTTCTGAACCAAGGAATTTATATACTTCACTACTAGATTCTTTAAAACTTAATTCTGGACCCCAAACTAATTCCATTGTACCGCCACCAACGTTACTAGATAATATATCTCTTAATTTATTAATGGCGCTTTTATTTGGTAAAATCTTATATTCAAGATTGCCCAATGTCCATAATCTAATATTTGAAATTGCTCCATCTAATGCTGATAAATCTGCTAATCTCATTTTTTCAAGCATGATAATATCATCTAATATCGCATAAATCATTGGATTGGCCCACTGTCTCCAATCATCCTTTTTATAATGAAATACAGATAATCTATCTGACTCTAATGGTATATCTTTTTGTCCCTGTTTTAAGCTTTTCTTGATAACAGGTGGTAGCGTTTCTAGTACATGATTTG